ATCTGTAACAACGGCCATAAAATCTGTTGATAAAAAATTAGCTTGTTGTGAAGCTGTTAAAGTGTACATATATTTCCACTTATATCCGTCAGCAGTTGTTAAAACTGATGTTGATGTGCCTGTTGGTTCTACAGTTGAAGCAGCATTACCATTGTTATCTAAACATTTGTAAACGTTTCTTGCTGTTGTTAATACATAAAACGTAGCATCAAATAAAGTTGTTGCACCACTATTTGACGTTTGAATTGATGTTGTGCCTGTAATACGATTACCATAATCGTGTCTGTAATAATCATAAACAGTTGAAGTTGTCCAGTTTCTTCTTGGTATAACAAAAGAAGTATCTGATGATGTAATTTTTTTAACTGCCAGTAAATCATCAAAAACATTAAATTCTTCTATCACACTGTCTGCCGGTGTAATTGCAGCCGAGTCAGTACCTTGATTATCTGATCTTAAATCGCCTCTTATTTGTGTTGCAAAAGCCTGTGGTCGGCCTATACCTAAGTAATAAGCTTCTGGTGAAGCTTCTGTGAAAGATTCAAAAAACTGTTCACTATTGTTTAGTCTGAATTTATTTGTTATAATTGCTGGCATATTTGTTATTCTTTCTTACTATTTATACGAGTTTTCATAATCTTATCCTAAGTATCTCACCATAATAACAGCTAGATTTGCTGGTGCTATTGAAAAGGTCAATGTAGTACTTGAAACTGTATAGTCGTCAGTTGGCACTAGACAAAGTCCATTAACAAAAACTAAAATATTATTTACATTATATAAGTTATTAATAGTAAAACTTATTGTTGAACCATCTCCTGTGTGTTTAGTTATAGCTCCTATAGTAGCAGGAACAAATCTACCCGTTGATTGAACCCAACTTAAAGTTTGTTTTCCTATTGGAGGAGATGTAACTAAATCAACGTCTGTAAATAAATTAATACTAGAGTTTTCCGAAGCAATCTCATTCCATCCTCCACTGTCAGCAAAGTAAGCTTTTGCCGTGCCTGTTGTTGTTGCAAACATTCCAGCATATGTTGTGCTGTTTGGTAGTGAAATAAAGTTTGCAAAATTAAATTTCGCTTTACTTCCAGAACCTGTTAAATCTATTGTACCTGTTCCAGATAATGAAGAGGTGCCTGTTAAATTTAAATTTGCAATTGAAGTTGTAGCAGCCGCACCTAATGTAATAGTGTTTGAACCGATTGAAACGGTTGAATTAGATAAAGAAGCATTTGGTATAGAGCTTGTAGAAATTCTTACAGTGTTTCCCACCACAACTGTGTCAATACCACTACCTGTTAAAAATTCTAATCTATCTCCTAAATTAACGGTGCCAACTGTTGAAGTTTCGTCTGAAATTGTTATAAAAGAATTTGCTATATTTGCATTTGTAATGCCTGCTGAACCACTTAAATTTGTATTTGTAAGGCCTGTAATTGTATTATTTGAAGCTGCAATAGTTTTATTTGTTAATACATCAGTTGAAGTTTCAGTTAAAACATTACTGTCTAAACTAATGGTAACTGTATCACCTTGACTTACTGTTGTTGTAATACCATCATTACTTTTTAATTTTAAAGTACCACCTAATGAAATTGAAATAGCAGAAGAAGAATCATCTCTTATACTAAAACTAGAATTTGTTAAAGAAGAATTACCAATGTTTGAAAGAGTATTACTTGAGCCACTAATAGTTTTATTTGTAAAGTTATCTGAACTGCTTAAAGTTACAAGAGCAGTTTGTCCTGACAATAAATTTAATTCTGTAGGTGTGGCCGTTAAAGTAATTGTACCTGCACTACCTAATGCGTTATATAATTCTGTAAAGTTATCATTAATAATTGTACCGCCAGAACGTAGATTTGTACCTGTTCCGTCGTTTGCTGATGAACCTATATTAAGTACTTGTTTAGCCATTGATTAATCTTTTGTTATATTTATAATCATTTTAAGGTGTTGTATCATCAAAAGTTATAGGGTTACCATCAGTATCTAAAGTTTGGTCAAATCTCACTACAGTGTTATCAAATTGGTTAAATGGAGCTATTATGGATACCTCTGCTGGTATGCTTAATTTTGTTTTTATTTTTCTTCCCGTTTCTGTAGAACAAAATAATAATGTATTATCATTACCATCAAAAATTGTTTTTGTTCCAAATGTTAAATTATTTCCCAATTCAGCAATAGAATAATTTGTGTCTATACTTCTAATAAAAGCGCCTAAAACCTGTTTGTTAATTGTTTCGTAACGAGGTCCTGCATATGCAAATCCTTGTACAACTCTTGTGTTGTTAAAAGTACCTCTAACTCTTGAAGCAAAAGATAAATTAACAGGAGATCTTCTTAAAGTTATATCTCTAGTAGTTGTTGAAAAAGGAGAACCGTCAGTTGTGTTTATATCTGAAGTAATACCTAAATTTGCATTAACTCTTAAAGTTGTACCGTCATCTACTGTACCTAATCTTCTACCAAATATTGTGGAAAATAAAGTGCTAAGAATGCTAAATAAAGGTCCTTCACTAAATCCTGAAATTTGTCCAACAACAGGAAATTTAATTTTTGCATTTATATTTGATTCTATATTAACTTGTCCTGAAAATAAAAACCCGGCCGTGTGCATTGTTTTTTTAAAATTATCTCTCCAATCATTAATTGACCTAGATATTTTTATAACATATGAAAAGTCTTGATAAAATAAACTATCTTGTATTTTCATGGTAGATTCGGAAATAAATCCATCTTCGTTTATGAAAACTCCTTCAGTATCACCTAAAGCTCCAATATCTACTGTGCATATAACATTATCTACTTTTTTAATTGTAGCTGTAGCTCCTGAATTTGTTCCTGTAACTAAAGTATCTATATTAATTGTTCCTGAATTATTTTTTAAAACTAATAAACCTGTGGATGAATTATAACTTACAACAATAGCAGTTACGCCGCCTGTAATTGTAACTACTTCTCCTTGAACGAATGTTTGCGAAACATTTAAAACTATACATGGCTTAAAAAAACTTAATGTAGGAGGCGTAGGAGATAAATCATATTTAATTCCTAATTCAACAGTATTTAATTCTAATATGCTTCCAATATTTGAACCAAACGATTTTAGAAAACAACCTGTTCCTCCAATGGTAGAAATTGAAATAGTAGGTAAAGATTTATATCCAGAACCTTGATTATATAAAAATATATCAGTTACATCTCTATTACCTGTACCTATTTCTTGTATTAATTTATTACCAGAATATGTATCAAATTGTGTTGTTGCATCCTCTAAAATAATATGTTCTTCTGTTGTACTAATACTATCTTCAGGAGTAAATCCTCCATTAACTACAGAAATAAATCCTGCGGCTCCACTTCCGTTAGTATTAGTATTATTAAAAACTAAATTGTCTCCAATATCATAACCTGAACCAGCTACTTCAATTAAAATTTCAGTAACACCTCCTGAAGAAATATTTTTAGTTTGAATAACAGCTGATTCACCACCACCAATAATATTGACAGTTTCAAATGTAGAATGTAAAAATCCTCCGTTTGAAATTACTTTTGAAATAGGTATACCTGTAATGTTAGCTTTAATTAAAATGTCATCTTCATCACTTACTGTGCCACGTATTTCTTCACCTACAATAAAGGTCCCATTGATACTATCTGAATTTAAAACAAACTCAGATACATTATTTTCTGCAATTAAAAAATTTGTAACATCTTCAACTATAGCAGTTGCGTTTGATAGTTGACCGGTAATTTTTCTACCTATTAAATTAGAAACATTTCCTATTGCATTTATAGTTCTTAAAACTTTTTTAGAGGTAAATTTACCATCAGATATTTTTAATAATTGTTCACGAGGGTAAAAAGTTTCAGAAGTTTCATTAAATAATAATCTAAAAAATACTTCATGCCCAATTTGTGTACCTTTTTTACTATATAAAGATTTTATGTTTTTAATTAAATTTCTTTTATTGACATTTGAATTTAAATTTTCAGGTAATGTAGTTAAAAATTCATTTCTAAATTGTGATAAAAAATTTGATATTACTTTATCTGGATCTCTAAAGTTTAATAACTCTTGTATATTGTTTACAGGATTAGGTTTATAATTATTAATTACAGCACTTGCGTTAGATGATAAACCTAAAATAGTTTCACCAATTATAAATTTATCTTGAGCTACAATAAATAATCTATTATTATCTAAATCTTCAGATAATATTGTTGAAGTGGCTTTTGAAATTTGTCCTTTTATAATTTCTCCTCTTGTAAATTTACCAAAAGAAGAACTTTCTAAAAGTATTTTATCTCCTTCATCTAAAGGAGTAATATCTGAATCTATACGAGAACCGTCTAATAATAAATTATTTAAATTTTGTGTTTCGGTTTCTAATTGTACACCATCTGTTGTTTGAACAGAAGTAACCGATAATTCGGCAGCTTCCATAAATGTATAATATGTTTTTAAAAATTGTAAAAACTTAGGATGATCGTCAAGTACAAAATCAGGTACTTGTGAACCTATAAGACTTGAAAGTTTGTCTTTAAATGTAGCCATATTAATTAATAGCTAGTTGCTGTTGAATAACCTATGCCTGCGTCTGCTGAACCTCCTAAAAAAGTGTCTGGTTCAACTGTAATTAAAGAATTTGCCACATCAATTTCTATTACTTGATCTCTTACAGGAATTATATCATTTGAATTTGGTTTAACAACTAATTCAATCACTGTAGAAACTTCACCTCTAATATTTTCAATAGTTGTAATATTTAATGAATTTAAAGTAATTTGTCCTGTTAAATAATTTATGGTACCTTGTGTATTATTAATATACGTTCTAACACCACCAGATACTCTATATCTTCTTACATTACCTATGCCGTCATCATCTAAAAAAAATGTATTTGTAGTATCACCACTTACTTTAAAACCTGAAGATTCTAAAATTCCACCTTGTGAAGAATTGTATCCTGATACTGGATTATATAAAGAATTTCTAAAGTATAAATCGTATTTTGTAGATACATTTAATATAGGCGTAAATGTTTTTCTTATTTTAATTGTTGTTATATTTGAAACAATACTTGTATCGGCATTATCTATTAAACCTATAACTTTAGAATATCTAAAAATACTATCAAATTTTTGTAAAGTATTTGTATTATAATCAGTAAGTGTTGTTAATATATTTGATTTTAAAGTGTCAGCAGATTTAGTTGTTAATCTTGAGTCATATTTAACTGTGCTTGTTAATAATATTGAAGTTGTTTCAGGATCTACAATTACTGGCCTTACTGAAGCAACGTTATAAGGCTTTAAAGCTGTAATTATATTTTGTTTAGTAGAATTTGTAAGTGTTGAACCACTGGCCGCTTTGATTGCAATTTTAACCGTACCATAAACAGGTGTTTCATCATCTTCGCCGCCCCAAGCACTGATTGATAGAGCATTAGGATAAATTGATCTTA